GGTTACCATTCCATCGCCCAAGACTCGCATGAACGCCGCTCAAAAACCCGGTTTCAATTTCACGATGATTCCCGGCCGACACCAAAAACATCCGGTTTTAAGCGGAAATCACCCCAGCCTTGAAAATGAACCTGACCCCACTGACCTGCTCTCCATTTGGGTCATTTACGATCATCCCGAGGATTATCCCGACCATTGGGTAGTACGTCGTCAGCAAATCCAAGCCCTGCGACAGGACATCGCAACCTATGGTCTGCCAATTCTATGCCAGACCCTCGACGAAGCGCGCCAGCGAATTCCCCCAGGACGCACCCGCATCGTGAGGCATCCGCAGGATGTCCCGTGCATCTACGAAACCTGGATATAAACCCATGATGACCCAGCCCCCCCTGGCCCCGCTTGCCCGCCGCAATTCCCCCAGCCCCAGGCCGAACCCGCTATTTGAGCGGAAAATAAAAATAATCCGTCCCGCCGCATTCACCGCCCCGCACATCTACCGCGGCCAGGCCCAGACCAAAGCTCAACTCATCCGCCTGTTTCGCCAGGAAACCGCAGCCCAATTCATCGGAAAAATCACCGCAGGCTTTCACGTATTCGGCCTTTCCAAAGGACAATTCAGCCTCGTAGACGTTATCCGCGAAGTATCAAACCAGATCGGCCCCGCTCATCTCATGCTATCCACCTGGACAGTCGCCGACGCCGACCTTTCCGAATTGAAAACACTTCTCGACGCCAAACGTTTTCATTCCATCCGTTTTTTGCTCGACTTCAGTTTCCAGCGCAGGCAACCAGCCCTAATCGCCCACTTGCGCGCCACCTACGGCGCAGAATCAATCGTCATCACCCGCAACCACGCCAAACTTGCCCTGTTCGGCAATGACGCCTGGAAAATAGTTTGCCGCACCTCGATGAACCTGAATTTTAACCCGCGCCTAGAAGACGTAGAATTGACCGACGATCCAGCTCTCTATCAATTCCTGGAAACCATCATCAAAGAAATCTTTGAAAGGCATGAGCCCACAGCCCAGCCAGGAAAATCAAGCGCCCAACTCAGCGCCCAATTCTCCACCCTCTGACCAGCCGACCGGCACGCCGACCCAGGAACAGACGCCACCCGCGGCGAACGGCGCACCCCAGGCCGCAGCCCAGCTCGAGGCGCCGGCGCCAACCACCCAAAGCCTCGAACCCCATCAATACGCATACGTTTCGTTACTCGAAGGAAATACACTCGAGGAGACGCGCGCAGCCCTCGAAATAACCACTTCCAAAGCAAAGGCCCACAAAGCCATTGAACTTGCCCGTAAAAAATTCAGAACCCACGCCTACGCTGACCGGGACGAAATAACCGGCTGGGTACTCGCCGCCCTCCGGGATGCGTACCGAAAAATGTTATCCGTAGGAGATTATCAAGGTGCAGCCAAGTGCCTCAAAATGATCCAGGACGTAAACCTGAAACGCGAACCCGTGCAGGAACTTGAAATAGTAATGTGATCTCAAATCTTGAGCGCCAGCGCCATAACCGACCCAACGCCAACCCAGGCCGGCCCAGGAAAGATAAGCTCCAAAAAACTAGCCTCAATCACCGGCCTGACCGACCGCCGCCACCGGCAGCTAGCCGACCAAGGCTATTTTCCGGCGCCTATCCGCGGACTTTACGAAACCACCGCCACCCTCAGCGGCCTGTTTCGTTACTATCACGAACTAGCCCGCAAAAAAAACGACAAGCTAAAACAGGAACAAACCGCCCTGACCAAGGCCCGCCGCGAACGCGCCGAGGAGGAGCTCGCCATATTGCGCGGCGAATACGTTAGAATTTCTGAGCTCGGACCGTCCCTCCGAAATTTCGCCTTGCAACAACGCGCAACACTTCAACGCAAACTGGAAATTGAGCTTGGCCCAAGATTGCCAGGCAAAACCTATCCAGAAATTCAAAAGGACCTCGCCGATCTCGTCGATCAGATCTGTAAAATAATGGAAGAAGGAACACAGGACTGGACTCAACAAACGCCGGCAGCCCCGACCACGACCACAGACCCGACAACCGGCCCAAAATAAAATGGACGGACCAACCGCTACAAAATTTGTGGCCGACCAAATCCGCGGCGCCTGGTCCGCCCCGTTCCGCGGCGAAATTTACCACTACGCAAACAAACTCGACCTCCAAAAAGGTTACGCGGTTAAAGGCGCTTTTGACATCCACAGCGCGCGCCATCTCATAGAACCCCTGCAGGCCATACGCAACCCGCGCATCCGACTCGTGTCAATTCGCGCCGCCGTCCAGAGCCTCAAATCTCTCATTTGCGATATCACCGTACCTTACTGGATCGAACACGACCCAGGCGATACCCTCTGGCTCTTTGAAGACGATCCCAAAGCCAAACTCTACGCCGACTCCCGCGCAATGCCCCTCATTCAATCCATCCCAGCTATTGCCCGTATGCTCGAAGGCATTGACCGACACGACCAGACCAAGACCCGGATAAAATTTCGCCACATGAATCTGGTAATGTGCGGACTCAATGAAGGAAACGTCCAGTCCATCAGCTACCGCTATGTGATAATCGATGAATCATGGATGGCGAAATCCAATGGACTCATCCGCCAGGCCAAGGAACGCGCTAAACAATACCCAGAAACCAAAAAAATCATCATCCTGGGACAAGGAGGCCTCGAGAACGAAGACGCAGACCTCGAACACAGGCAAACCGACCAGCGCGAATTAAACTATAGCTGCCCCGCGTGCGGTTTCATTCAGCCATTTGAATTGTCCAGGCAACGCCCCCCGGACTTTCCCATTGCTAAATTGCGCGGAACCTATGCCGGCCTGTCCTGGGACACTAACGGATTAACCCGCCCAGGCGGACCGGAGGCCCCCTGGAATTACCATGAAGTAGGACTATCAGCCCATCACCGCTGCTACAATTGCGATCACAGGATAGACGACACGCCCGACACCCGACGCCAACTGGCCGACTCCTACCGATACATACCCACCAACCCAGGCGCCCCCGAAGACTCAGCCGGATTTCACTGGCCAGCCGAGGCCTCAACCCGCATTTCGTTTGCCGACCTCGCCGTGAAATATCTCCGCGCCAAAGTCGCCGCCGATGAATTAGGCTACCGACTGCCCTTGCAGGAATTTTGGCAGAAAGACCGCGGCCAGGCCTGGAGTGACGGCGCCGATATCGAATATCAATACGTGCCCCGAGAATCCTACGACCCGGAAACCGCATGGAAACACGAAGCGTTTCGCCCACTCATAATTGATTGCCAACGCGACCTGTCAAAATTCTTTTACTCGGTATACGCCGTAGCACTCGACGGCGAAACCCGCGAACTGGCCCGAGGAACCGCAGATGGCTTTGATTACCTCGCCACGGTCCAGAAACAATTCAAGGTGCGCGACCAGCACGTCTTCATCGATTGCGGATATCAGATGACCAAAGTACTCAGGGAATGCGTCAAACACGGTCACATCGGCGCCGTTAAAATCGCCGGCAAAGTACGCAAAATCTGGCTCTGCTGGACCGGCCTTAAAGGCTCCGGCCAGGAATTGTTTTTGCATTACAACCCAAAAACAAAATTGAAAGAATGGAGAATCTATTCCCAGAGAAAATTCTATGACACCAACATAGGCGCCCAACGCGCCGGCCGGCAACCGCGCAGCCCCTGGTATGAATGGAGCAACCTCCACGCTAAAGATTTGTTCATACCCAGGCGAGACGGCGATCCTTCCGTGCCCAAGTTTCTATCCCTGCCAGATACCCTGCCCCCATCAGACATCAATTCATATTACGCTCAGCTCAGAAGTGAAAAACGCCACGAGGATTATATCAACGGACGAAAGCGCGCCATCTATAAACCCATCACCCAAACCCGACCCAACCATAGACTAGACGTTTGCGCCATGCTCATGATCTTCCAGGCTATTGTCGGAATTATCGGCAGCGCAGACAACACCGACACCCAGCCCGACCCGGACCAACCAACCCCAATCCAGAACCAGGATTGAACTCGGGAGAAATAGCCGCGACCTTGAACACGATTGCGACCGGTAACCCTGACCCTTTGCCAAGCCTTCCAGTGTCTTGGCCTTGGTGAGCCGATATTGGATTTGCCCGTCGCTCAGTTACACATCACCAAATGA